GCAAACCACCTGCAAGGAAGTATGGTTTTATCTGTCTGGCCGGACGTGTCGGGGCGGGCAGATAAAATCATTCTTCCCGGTTTGCCTGCTGTGGGTGACGGCTTGTTACATTTATGGACAAACGGTCATACACGGCTTTCCGCTTCCGGCTCAAAGGAACAGCGAAAAAGAAAAATCATCTGAAAAACCGTAAAAGCACCTCTTTGGCATAAGCACAAAAGAAATGGGCTTTGCCTCATCAGTCTAAACTGTTGCTTAGGCGTGAGGCAAAGCCCTTTTCTCAGCTTATGCGATAGTCGGCACACGTTCGTTCAAAATTCTTTTGGGCGATGGTGTACTGACGAATAAAGCCGCTTTTACGGAAAAAAACGATGAATGAATTTTTGTGTATCTCAGACACTGGCATAATGTCACAACATGCTGACATAACGTCATGATATTCTTAGTCGTAAAGAAATAGCACTATAAAATTGATTGGAACTGATTTTGGCATGAATATTGTATAATTAATTCTGTGTTAATTTAAGAAAAAATGAATAAGTACGAAAAAGAAGCAAGAGTTTATCCAGCCATCGTGGGTATGATAATCCCCATTATCTTGACTACATTGTATGTCACATCGTTTATTCCAGATACCTTGGACGTATGGAAATCAATAATTGCCAAAATTGGATTGTTTATTCCGGTAGCTCTAATTTATGGTGCATTAGCCTATTGGGTTCGTCAACTGTTTATTGATGCCTCAAAACAATTGTTTCAATTCCGTCTATTTAAGGAAGATGAAACAGAAATGCCTACAACAAAACTTCTTCTTTGGAGTAGCGCTGAGCGAAAATCTGAAGCGGATATAAAACAGATTGCGGCAAAGGTGGAGGCTGATTTTGGCATTCGGCTGTTGTCAAAAGATGAAGAAATTGCTAATCCATCCGAGGCTAAACGTGCTATTGTTGATGCAGTTGGAAAGATAAGGGAGGTAACTCGCAAAAACGAAAATCTTCAACAATATAATCGAAAGTATGGTTTCTGTCGTAACTATCTTGGAGCATGTGTGTATGCTATAGGTGCAATCATTTTTGCTCTTGTTGTAAATTTCATTCTAGAGATGCCATATACAAAAGTATTGATGATGGCTTTAGTTGCTCAGGTATTGTTTGGTATTATCAATTATGTATCTTACAAGTCCAAAGCCTACGATTACGCAAGAGCAATGTACAATGCATATATAACAGGAGCAGAGTATGAAAGAGAATAAAATGAAATATGAATATGAAGCCCTAAAAGTGGGAGATGCTGATGCAATACTTATCAGGCACTATATAGGTAATGAACAGTTCATCATATTGATTGATGCTGGCAATGCAGGTGATACTTCTATTATAAAAAAGCATCTTAATGATTATTATGGAAGTTATTACATAGACTTAGCTATATGTACGCATCCAGATAGTGACCATAAAGATGGCTTTTTCGATTTACTTCAAGATGATGAAATTACTATAAAAACATTCTGGCTAACCGATCCTGCCCAATATCTTGATGTCAATGACATACAACGTTACAAAAACAAAGAGAATGCAACAAAAGCAGTCCGTAAGATTTGGCAAAAATCTACAAACCCCAATCTCAACCTTATTGATTTGGCATTGGATAAATGCACAGAGGTAATAAGCGTAACCGATGGTGTCCAACACCCAATCCTTCCAATAAGCATTGTTGGTCCTTCGGATAAATATTATGGCGAGGTAGTAAAGGCAATGGTCGCAGACTATGGTATTAAGACATATGAAGATAGTTCAAAAGAAGCATACGATGATACGTTCAAGATTGACGAGAAGGATATAAAGAGTGTAATCGACAATGATGAAGATTCATCCCCTTACAATGCTTCTAGCCTAATTATCTTGTACGAACCAGAGGATGGCAAAAGACTACTTTTTGCAGGAGATGCAAATACTACCTCTCTTCAGATGATGCTGAACAAATACAAATGGTTGAGAAATGTGGATTTTCTTAAAGTTCCACACCATGGAAGCCGTAGAAATTTGAATACATCAATTATAGAGGCTCTTTCTCCCCAAAAGTGCTATATATCTGCTGCTGGCAATAAGAAACATCCAAGTGGACGTTTAGTGTATTGGCTTGCAAAATATGGAAACGTTTACTCTACCCATACTTGTAATTCCTATATACATTGTCAGTCGGCAGCTATGCCAAATAGAAATGGTACTGTAAAATTATATCCATTAAAGAAAAAAGAATAGAAAAAAATGGATACTTCCATCTGGCTGAACAAGTTCTGTTAGATGGAAAATATTCATTTTTCAAGTTTGCCAGCTGTGTGTGGTCGCTTGTTTCATTCATGGGATAGGTAGCCACACAGCTTCCTTTTTTCGCTTTCGGATTAAACTACTCGCTTTTACGGAAAAACTATGAATGAGGGAATAAAAAACAGGGAAATCATATCCAAATCTCGGATAAAATAGCTACTTTTGCATACGAAGAGTTCTTTGAAGGTTACGCAACGCGCAGAGGAATAATGCAGTAGATAAATTAAGACATAAGACTTACAAGAATAAGAAATATGTAAAGCGTGTAGATGAAGCTGTTAATTGTTTGTTGGATGTAACTAGATTCGATGATATACTGTTCGATTATAACTGCATCTATGGTTTTTATCGTAACCTGATTGCGACAATATTTATGGATGGTATTGTCTTGTTTGCTCTTGCTGCTATCAACAACTGGGGCTTGTCACTACCACTTGGACGTTTCTTCTTGTGGGGAGGAATTACCTGTGTTATAGTCTCGTTTATTACCACATGGTTTGCATATACAAATGGTAGAAGATATGCAAAGAGATTATATAACGTCTTCTTGAATTTAGATGATGATAAGAATAACTACTAAAAAATAAGCTATGGAACATATTATTAAATATTATCCCGTGGGCAATGCAGATTGCACGCTGATTAAGTTAGATAACGGCAAGACCATTATAGTGGATTGCCAAATACTTGAAGACCTGACTGATGGTCATGGTAAACAAGTAATGTTTGATGTAAAGGCTGACTTGCTGCAAGAGTTGCATAAAGATGTCGCAGGTCGTCCGTATGTTGACCTATTCATCAGCACTCACCCTCACGATGATCATTGCAAAGGATTTGTAGAAAACTTCTATCATGGAGATGTGGCTGATTATGACAAGGATAAAAACAAAGACGAGATTATTATAGAAGAGCTGTGGATTACTCCTCGTGGCTTAAACAATAATTTGTCTGCACCTGCTGAAGATATACGCAAAGAAGCGAAACGTCGTAGAAAGCTATACGATGATGATGCGAACTTCAATGGTTCTAAAGGTAACTATTTGAGGATTATCGGATACGATAAAGACAAAGAGTTCGACAGCAGATATTGTTACGTTCCTGGCAAACTCGTTACAACTGTTCATGGTGCAAGTCTGTCTTGGTTAGACATTTTCATCCATGCTCCGTTTAAAGAAGATGTTGAGACAAGTAAGAAGTATGACGACAAGAATGCAACATCAGTCGTTGTGCAGTTTGGTTTTAAAATAGATGGATATACTGGTTACAAGAGCCGTGTGCTTATGGGAGGTGATGCTGAATACGAAATTTGGCAACACATTCTTGACAATAACACAGATGAAGAAAAGTTGAAGTGGAATATATTCCTTGCTCCTCACCATTGCTCTTGGTCGTTTTTCAATGAATCAGACAATAAGAAAGAAATAAAACCGTCTGCAGAGGCTATATTGAAAAAGCAGATTGGTAATTCTGCACATATTATAGCTTCTTCAAATGAAATAAAGAACAATGATAACAATCCTCCTTGCTACGAAGCTAAACAGCAGTATATAAAGAAACTGAATTCTGGTTCTTCGCATTTCCTTAATACCGCTACACATAGCAAAGTAGGGAATATACCACAGCCCATTGTCTTTAAGATTAACGAAAACGGAAAGACACTTAGAGAGATTTCTACAGTGGCGGGAGCATCATCTATTTCTAATCCTGCACCACGAGCTGGCAGATGAAAGATTATAACCATAAAATAACAAATGGCTCTCCAATTAGAGGTGAATACCTAAAACTTTCGAGAGCCAAGGCAATCTATAAGGCCGCCATGGTACATCCTTACACAAAGGATGTACTGTGTTATGTCAATGGCAAGGGGGATGCCATTGTCAAAATGCGCATGACGCATCTTGAAATTCCAGACGAACCTATTTATGAAATATGGGACGAAGAGGAAATAGCAATTATTTGCCATTCAAAAGATATCAATATACCAGAAGTATATGCACTAAGAAAAGATTTTCCAACGGAGCTACCTCATTCAAATGCAAAGCCGTTTACACGGCCTGTATCATTATGTGTGTCGGATGTCGCATTTGCAGATATTCGACCACAGTTTAATGCACACGATTTCTTGAATTCCATAAGACGATGGTTTAGCTTGAATAGCATAAACAAATTGCATGAGTCAAACCGTCCACTGGAGGTCTTCTTCGGGTTTCAAGAAGTCTGTTGTATTTTGAATGAACGCTTAGGTGGTAATCCATATATTAAGTACTCCCCAAAGACGAAGTATTCTTCTACCTTGGAATTTGTTGAGAAAAGTAAAGCTACCCACTATTTAATTGGTATTCCTACAGAAAAAATCCATGCAAACAATTTTGTACGAATACCTCAAACGATGGGAGATTTGAAAGACGTCCAGTCAACTGACGAATTCTCTTTGACAGACAGTCTTTTGGCTGTTTTGACAAAAAGTGTAGCAGGGAAGGCTACACTTCCGTTAGTTATATCGATTTATATCACTCAGACAAGCAAAGATGACAAAAAGACTTCACAGGAATTGTTCCTCATCAAAACAAACTGTCTTCCTAAGGATATAGTACATAAAAAGAAGGTTCTTACTAAGGATGCGTTTGAAAAATGGTTTTATGAATTGTCTGTAGAAGTTGTACTATTAGAATTTATGACTTCACGTAGTGGAAACGCCATCAATAATGGAATCAAAGAATGGTTCAAGAAAGTGGGAGTTATCGGAACTGGCACACTTGGCTCTGCTGTAATCGATCATTTTGTGAGACAAGGATGCTCTGAAGAAATCTGTCTAGTTGATTGTGATATATTGTTGCCACATAATCTTAGCCGTCATACACTTACCACAGACAAAGTGATGACCTCAAAGGTTCGTGCCATCAATGATAGCTATCATGGCATCTTGTTTCAGAAAATAAATGCCATAGAAGGAAACTTTCTGACGTTAAGCCGAAATGATAGAGAGCGTCTATTTAAGGACACTGAGTTGATAATGGATTTTAGCACTTCCATAGCAGTTGAAAGGAAACTTGCAGACGAAGAACATACATTCCGTAGATGTACCTCATTCTTGAACCCCAAGGGTGATGATGTCGTGTTGCTAATAGAAGATAAGGACAGAAATTCTCGTCTTGACTTGTTGGAGATGGATTATTATCGTAATCTGATAGTGGATGAAAGGTTTGCTCTTCATTTGGAACAATCAGGAACCGTGCGTACGAATACTTTCAGTTGCAGATCAGAATCGATGATACTTAATTATGAAAATGTACGTGTATTGTCGGCCATCATTTCTAAACAAATCAGGAAATATTATACGTTGGGGCAAGCTTGTTTGAGTATTTGGCACTTTGATGCCGAAAAAGGAACAGTGTCAAGTTTGCCGATGACAATCACAAATTGGCACCACGAAGTATTGGGAGATATTCAAGTTTATATCTCCGATGCTGTAGAAAAAGAAATTCAAACAATGACATTCACATCACCAAATAAGGAAACTGGCGGTTGTTTGTTTGGTAGCTATGACCGCGATCATAATAGCATTTATGTATATTATATGGTTCCAGCTCCAGAGGACAGTATTCATAGCCCTGTATCTTTTGTTCGTGGATTTAAAGGATTGACTGCGGAATATGAGAGAATAACGAAATTGACATATCATCAAGTGCGATATTTGGGTGAGTGGCATTCGCATCCCAATATGCCTAACACTCCAAGTGAAACAGACAAAAAGCAGTTTAAAGAATTGTGGGAAGAACAGCAATCTCAGGATCTACCTTTTGTTCAGATGATATATGGTAATAATGGATTGTTTGTTGCTGCGGTAATGTAAGTTTCGAGTCAAAGGTTATATAAAAAAGGATAGTCTAATTCATCTGAGGACTGTCCTTTTTCATTTATTTAGGGATATTCAGTAAATATCCAAACAATTGTTCTACAGAATGATATAAAATTTGTAACTTTACAAAGAACCCCCGACAGACCTTCACAGGCTTGGTTCGGGGGTAATTCTTTAAAAAAACGTTGTGAAGTTACAAAAAATATCCCAAATAGAACCTACTCTGCCGTTGACAGAGTTTGATTTTCTAAAAAAATGTCCTTTCCTGAAATAGGTTGACTCGGTTTGCAAACCGAGTCAACCTATTTCAGGAAAGGACAAATACTTCAAAAAAACAATGAGTTATATATCGAAATTTGGTCATATTGTTATTTTTCACTATTTTTGCATTGTTCCAATTTAGCCTATCAAAGCTAAGCAGAACAGCGAACTCTTCACGTTGGATTAGACGTTGGACTTTGAAAACTTGATTAAATAAGATATTGGTACAAAAGGGATTACGACTTGAGTTCGAGTCCCGTACGCACCGCAAAGGAGAATGACGAAAGTCGTTCTCTTTTTTATTGATAATGAACGAATTATGTGTGGTTAATGGTGGAAAATTGAGGCTTTTTATATAACAAATACTTCATTTTTCCTCATTCTATTTCACGATGTTTCACTAAAAATGTAACTGATATGATACCACACATGATACCAAATTTGATACCTCAACATGATACTGTAAAACACAGTATTATGAAATATCCATCATTGCGCTTCGTGTTCGATAGAAAACACGTAGCAACCAAGAAAAAACGCGGGCTTGTTCAGCTTGAAGTTTTATCCGAAGGAAAAAGAAAGTGGATTGGAACCGGAGTAAAGCTATACTCCGATCAATGGAGCGACCGGAAGAAAGTAATAAACTCTTCCGAGATGCTACAACTGAATCAGCGTCTTGATGAAATGATGCGCGTTATTCAAGATTGGGTAAATGACTTAATAAGAAAGAAGGAAGCGTTTGAATTTGAAAAAATGGATGCTTTCTTGAAGTACTTCAATCATTCCGAAAACTACATTGAATTTTTGGAAAGACGTATAAACGAGCGTAATGATATAACCGAAAGTACGCGAAAGTCTCACCGGGTACTGATTTCTTCTCTCAAAGAGTTTGGTGGCATAACCTATATTAGCGACTTGACGGTACAGAATATTAAACTGTATGATAACTGGCTTCATGGCAAGTATAAGTCTCAACCAACTATCCACAACTATCATAAGAGGAACAAAGTTTATATCCACGAAGCAATGTCACTTGGTTTGTTGAAGGATTATCCATATACCGGAGTCATTGTCAAAAGGGGAAAATATAAAAGAAGAAGGTTTTTATATCAGGAAGAACTTGATAAAATCCGTAATGCTGAAATACCCAATGAGTCGATTCGCCGGGTACGTGACTTGTTTGTTTTCCAGTCATTCACTGGGCTTTCTTATGCTGATTTGGCGAAATTCAACTTCAAAAGAGATGTCGTACAACATGAAGGTAAGTATATTATCTATGATATGCGTATAAAAACAGAAGAAGATTACTACATTGTATTGCTCTCTCCTGCACTTGAAGTTTTGAAAAAGTACAATTATGAACTCCCGATCATTAGCAATACGCAGTATAACCTTCGGCTGAAATTAGTCGCTGATTATGCCGGACTGGATAAAAATTTGACTACCCACATGGCAAGGCACACTTTCGCCACCCTTGCTTTGACAAAAGGTGTACAGTTTAAAGCGGTTTCAAAGATGCTGGGGCATAGTAGCCTGAAAACAACCGAAGAATATGCAGCGATTTTGAATAAGGACGTGGATAAAGGATATGAAATGTTTGAGAAACAAATAAGCGGGTAAAATTCCCGCTTTTATGCGAAAAAGGATTTTTTCTTCATAAAAAAGATATAAGAACATGGATAAATAAAGAGGGAAAATTATTCAGGTAGGAGATGAAAGAACCGCATAATCATGCCTAAAGAGAGATTGACTTCTCTTCGATGATCTGCGGTACAAAAAATCATTCAGTATAGTGTGACGCTTTTTGCCCGGTCAGGCATTAACAAGTTACCCAACTTCTCCGGCTTTTCTCTTACTTGTAGATGTTCAGGCACCCGGATTTATTCTGCCTACTGTTATAGAACTACCCTTTGTAACAGCTTTTCCACCACCGACCAACGGACTTCTCAAACGGATAAATTCGGCGTGGGGATTAAAAAATAATCCGCACCAAGTGAAGGTTTGGCACGGATTATTAATATATAGATGCTTCGCGTATGAAGCAGTATATTCAGTATGTACGGTATCACCTTCACTTGATACGGGTGCAAATATATGGAGCCTCTTTTTATTATCCAAACACCTGAAAATGTGACACTTTCATTCTTTTTCATGTTATTTCATTCTTTCTCATTTTCACTCCTTTCTTTTAACTATTTTTATACTGCAATAGATTCTATGATGCACTTATAAAAGCGTATCTCCCGTACATGCTCTAAACATTCATTGTTCGGCAATTCCGCTTCGCATTTCTCGTTCAGGTCAAGAAGAAGACCTGAAAGTTCGTCCATGTCACGCAATGTATTGCGCACTGCCTCATTGTCGTTCATCTGTAAATCTTTCAAAAAAGCGATAAGTCTATCGGAAATCTTAACTCCTTCAACTTCAATGTAATTTCTGTTTGCCATAGTCGTATGTTTTAAATTATAAATCAAAGTATTTTCTCAACATTGGAATATCGGTCATTTCAAACCTTGCAGCCGAAACTCTCTCTTGGGTGAATCCTAATTTCAGAATCCCATTACAGCATACTTGACCGTATTTGTAGATAATTTCCTTTTGTTTTTCGGTCATTGGGACTGCCTTATATCCGGGGATTTGCGCTCTATTCCATCCGTCATATAAAATCCAGTCACCGTGAATTTTTACCCATCCGTGGGATTCTAACCATTCGTCCGGGTTCTTACGATTATCAATAGCCTTCCCGTCTTCAGGTCTACCAATAGGTATAATTCCTGCAACTACTAAGGCATCGGCTATCTGATTGTGTAGCATGTTGGCAATACTTCCATTCAAAGCATAATACTCTCCATCGGGAGATAGCCAGCCAGCAGACCATCCTTGTAAAATATCAACAGGTTTAATCCCTTCAGAAATCACCTCACGTATATTTTGCTCGCTATCTAAATAAGTAGTGAGCATTTTGTCGGCTATACTATTCTTCCGAATAATACCTTCAATCTCTGAATCACCCATAATTAGCTCAAATATTTCATTGGATAGGTTCTTTACTTCATAAGGAAGCATTGTATATCCATCAGGAATTTCACCGGGGAAACTTTTGTATATCCAGTCTATGATATTCAAAGTTTTGAAACATTCCTCTATGAAATTCCTCACTCCTTTTATGCATCCGCACATAAGATTGATTGTATCATCTTCATCTATGTTTATTAGATTGTCAGCCGTTCCATCATAAAAGTATTGAAGAAGTGCATCATATTTAACTGTAAACTCGAACCTTCCATTGTGCTTTACTATTGACTTTTCCAATTCTTTTAATGCCTTACTCCATTCATTTGACACTCTTTTCATGTCTAATAACTTTCGTTCAGCCCATCCTTCAGCATCTAATCTCTCAAATATACCTCCATGTATTTCGGGATTAAAATTAACGCAGTTGAAAGTAACTCTATCCTCGTCTACAAGCAGAATCAGTTTGCCAATTATTATATCAAGTGCAATATCTTTGGGACACCCAGTGAGAGAACTTGTTATTGTTTCAAGTGCTTTTTGTGGATTGTATGAGTATAACAAATGTTCTCTTGCTATATCTACTAACAATCTTCCAGCATTTTCTCCAAGTGTAAAATGTAAGTATTCTGTTTTCATATTTGTTCTTTCTATCTTGTTATTAAGCTGTTTACTTGAACGTGCATAAACGACATACTCGTTGGCAAATCAAGTAAGCCTAAAATCCGCAAGCAATCTCAATGGCAATCTCAATTGCAGTAAAGAGCTTGAACACTATGCATCATGATAGTATGAGCGTGAATTTTGTCCGATTTGTGCATACCTTCCCCTTACCCCACAATGCGACTTGAGGCAATACGCAGATTAAAACCATAAGGAACGGACTTTATCCGAATCCAGTTTTGAAAGGTCTTGCATAAGCCCGGTTTTCAGTATAGATATTCAGCACGTATTGCCTTGCTGTCATGATCCACTTGGCAGGTACGGAGATGAAGCTGAAGACAAAAGCCTTTATGCGACTCGTTTCCTTGAGCCCGAAAGCCTTGGTGTCAAGCTTGCTAATGATGGTCTTATAGAAATTGTGTATCAATGCCGTAAGCAGAAGGAATACGGTGTTCTCTGACATGAACGACTTGGGGAGCCTGTTCCAGCCGAATCCGTTGTTCATATCATCGAATATACGCTCTTTGCCCCCACGCTTGTTGTAAAATTCGACGATGTCTCTTGTTGATGAGTCATAATCGTTGGTAAGAATGCATCTGTAGGTGTATTCACCTTCCCACAAGTCAAGCTCTCCATCCATGCGCTTTTGTCTCTGAATGACAAGACGATAGCACTTGCCTTCCCATTTCTCAACAAGAATGGAATTGAGTTCAAACTGGATGCCGTTGATTTCCTCCGTCTTCCATCCCCTCAGTGAAAACAAGTCATCGTAGAGCGAACTGCATCTGTTGGCGCGGATGTAGAAGTGCGTGCAATGCTTCTCTATCTCACTGACAATTTCCTTCGAGCACGAACCACAGTCGGCTCTGAAGCGATTCACACGGATGCTGTTGGCTTCCAGTAGGGCAAAGAATCTCTTGTGGGTCTCAGCCTGATAAAAGCGCACATTTGTGTTGCCATCGCTGTTCTCGACATAGACAATCATGTCACCGATGACATATACGCCAGGTCTGTAGCCGAGGAACTTCTTGTATGTCGGTTTTGCATCATACTTCTCTGTTTCAAGGAACTGATGGTCGAAATCAACATCGTAGGTTTCCACCTCATTCAGTTCACCAGTGGAAACCAAGGCTTTTATAAGCAAGGCGTTGAGCTTGTCTGCCGTATTGAAATCATAGGTCTTGCCCTTATCGGAAGTATATGAGATGTTTTCCTGTGTCAGTTCCTTGATGGCTCTGAGGATGGTATCAGAGCTGCATGTGCGCAAGGTCGGATGATACGAGAGATGACGCATCAGATGCGATGTTACATCCTCCACGCATGAACCGCCACAGAAGTATACGCTCATCAGAGAACGAATAATTTCGCTGTACTGGTATCCGATGATACTGCGGCATCTCTGACCAAGTGTCTGGTCGATAATAGGTGAAAGCATGGAGTCAAATTGCTCCATGATTGAAAAAATTCCTCCAAAAGGTGTGAGTTTTTCAGATTTTATTTGTACCTTTGCCATGTCTTGTTACGATTTACGCTTGTTTTGAATTGCAACAC